GTCAATATCGAGTTGTCCTGCTGTAAAGTTAAATACGACCTCCCCCTTCGTTGCGTCAACGCCGGTATGTGTGCCGGTGATTGAGAACAACAGCGTCGTCGTCATCGCCTTCCTGAAATGCATTTTGATTGTGCTGCCTGTCAGGTTTTCTGCTGTGCCAGTATCAGAGCGCGTCAGGGTCGCTTTGATCTGCGGCGCAGTGTCTCCCTGCACTAAATATATCGGATCGCTCATTCCTGGTTCCTCAGTTCTGTTGTGTGTGTTTTAGCATATTTCATTGCTCAAGTCTCGGCGCTCGCTCTGGTAGCATCTCACCTGGCTGCCACCAATAACCTTGATTATATTCGGTTTCTCGTTTTTTCATTATTCGTTGAAACTTTTTCTCAGCTTTTGGATCAGCCATCATTTGCAGTTGATCGAACAGCGACGCCTTGAACATGTGAATCTGCCATGTGTCTGGTGTATATCGCTCTACAAAATCAATCGCTTCTGGGACAAGGTTTGTTTCATCGCCAGCCAATGCCTCTTGTACATTGCCAACCGTCAAACTCAACACTCTGTTGCCTAGCTCACCTGTTGGGCCAAGCACTGTATTAAATGGCTTTTGTCCAAATCGGTTGACATCGGAGAACAGATAATCGCCAAAGATTCCAAGACCACCGCCCTGGGCAAATGCCGCTGCAACAAACTTTGGATCATCCATCTGCCGAGGATCACGTCCGGCTGCAATATCCTTCAACTGCAATGCAACGCCGCCCATTGCGGCAGTTGTTACAAGTAATGTTGTTCCATAGCCAACTTTTGACCCAGTTGTTGCACCCATTGCGGCGCGATAGAAGTGAGTAGTCGCAATCGTAATCGAAAACGATTTTAGGTTTGTGATCGACCGAATAAGCTGTCCAGCAATCGACGCACGTTCGTAACCTCCTGTCGTAATCGCTTTGACCCTTGCATCGGGAGTAGGCACTGCATAGTCAGTTTCAGAAAGAATCATCTGATGAAACTTCTCACCGCCGTCTTTGGTCATGTCGGCAAACTTCGCGCCCTTGTAATCCAGAGCATCTTGCGCTCTAAATGTATCCCAATCTGCCTCAGTAATACCGTAACGCTTAAACCCATCCTGAAGCGCCTGATCCAGCTCTGACAATGTTTTGCCAAAGTTGTCAGCCAAGAATCCAGAGAACTCCATGCCGAACGCTTTGCGCCCTGCATCTGTCCACGATGACAATAACGACGCACGTAACACGCCTTCAGCAATCTTGGTTGATGCACCTGTGCCATACACGTCTGCATAACGATTACCAGCCAATGCTCTTGTGATCCAGGCATCAGCAGTCAAACCCATGCGTACTGCCATAATTCGATCCGCTTCTTTTGCCGGATTCATCAATGCCATCTGGCGACGCATGACCTTCATAAACGGCAAACCATTGTAGTTGGCAGTGATCGCCTGGAATGTTGTATCAGAGATCGCAGACAAAAATGCTTTGCCCAAGTTAGCAGCGGTCAACAGGTTGCGGGTTGTTTGCATAAAATCAGCAAAGCCTGTCAGCTCACCTTGGTTGACCTTCCCTGAGACGACTTTATAAATCGCATCTGACATAGACTTCTCTGTACCAGAAAACACCTTGTCGTTTTTTTCAATCGTCATGCGGATTGCGTCAAACGCATTGTCGGGATTCGGCCCAAACACACGCATCAAAGCAATGTCATTGGCTCGTCCAGACAAGCTATCAGTTAGCGTGGTCAACACATCACCTTTGCCAAACTCTTTTTGATAACCAAGCCATGAGTCGGCGTCTTTAAAATACAGGAATCGCTTTTCTGACCCTTTGCGTGACAGCTTTGTACCGAGTCGAGTGACCGTCAGATCCTTTGCCTTGTTGATACCGCCAGTTGTGATCGTGTCGTAAACGTAATCAAGCGCCTCGTCTAACTTGGCCGGAGTCATTGGGTTGCCAAAATCGTCAACCATTTGTTCTGTGTCTAGCTTTGGTAAAATCTTTTCCTTCCAGGTTGTTTTGCCAACCTTCAGTAGTGCCTGTGCATTGTGATTTTGTGGCAACAGATAGCGTTCGTTTTTAGAAATAGAACCGCCCATCTCATTGAACTTGACGCGCATCTTCTCGTTGATTTCTGAGAACTGCGCCGCAAACCGGGCAATGTCTGGATCGTCAACAGTCTCTCCATAGATAGCGCGTACCATTTGCTCAAGACCTTTTTCGTCTTGTGCAAACCCAAGGCGCTTGGTTCTGAATCGGGACAATGCGTCGGAAAATTCGGCTTGGTATTGCCCTTCGTAATATTTTGCCAAAAACTCCACATTGGCATATCCGGCTTTTTGGCGGTTGTCCTTAGTCATCAAAGCAATCAAACCAAAGTAGCCGCCGTCTGGATGCGACATCGCATCTTTATATCCCTGCGATATCCTAACAGCCTGTAACGCTGCCTCGCGCTTAGTGCGGCTCAAGTTGGCAAGAACCTCATTGACTGCCTCATCTGGGTTCTCAGCGCCAAATAGATCTTGCGCCAGCTCATCACGTAGATCACCAGCATCGACTGCTTTTTGAATACACTGCGAATAACTAGGCACTGATGACACACCTCATAACTGATTCAACTCCATTGATGTCATCATCAATGCGTTTGATGTATTGCTCTGCGCTCACTAGGTCGCCAGTATCAGGATCAATAATGATGCGCTCCTCATCCGGCAACTTGTAGTACGCCTCCATGTCAGCATCAAAATCATTCGCAATGCCTAGCTCGTCCAATATCTCACGCTCACGACTTGATAATGTGTGCTGTTCTGTCGTCAGACGTGGTGATGTTTCATAGTTTGATGCGACGCGAGATGGCTCGTTTGTCTCGATCCAACGCTTATTCCATTCTAAAAATTGATCTCGGTCTTGTTCCAGTACACGCTTCGCTCCATCTTTGTAGATTGACTCCATTGCGTCTGGAGTTTCTGCCCCCATCAGCTCGTCAATCTGGCGCTCAAGTCCACTGATCTGAACTTCAACATCCTGGTCAAACAGTTTGTCAGGCTCTCTGATGACGCTGTCAACCCAATCAGTCGCGTCATTTGAGCTGTAACGAACTGGCCTAGTTGGGTCATAAGGCATCATCTCAACTAGCTTTTCAGCCAATCCATCAGGAGTCATGCCGCCTTTGCGCCGGAAAAATGGTTTTCCAAACGCGCCCTTGATCCCAACTTCGCGCATTTTCTTGACATCAAATCCGTCCTCAGACCAGGCTTTTTGATTCAGACCACCATTCTCAGCAATCCATCGTTGCGCCGTCATACTCTCTGAGCGCAGTGTGTTGATCTCGTCTTGCATTTGTTTGACAGACGACGTGCGTAGCTCGTCAAATGATTTAACCTCTCCCTGCACAAACCGAGCATACTCAGCTTCAAGAAATGTCTCGGCAGTCTTTGGCTGCGACTCGCGCCAAGCGCGGATTGCCTCTTCGTTTAGACGCAGTGACTCTAGTGACATTGTCACTTCGTCATCTACCGCGTCTTTTAGCATTGGCGCTGATCGCTCGCGCACTCTGCCCAAGTAACCAGCTAGACCGCCGGTAAACGTACCAAGTATTCCAGCTCCCGCTGCCGCCGCCGCAATGTTAGTAGCAGCGTCGTACATAGAATAAGGTGAATCAATTTTGTGCTTATGAGCATATACAAACGGTTGTATGCCAAGCTCGGCAGCGGTAGCAATCATCGCCTCGTTTCTGCCAACTGTTAGCGCCTTGCCAATCACACTCAAGCCGCGTCCAGTTGTGCCGATAAATCCTAGTGGCATCGTTGCGATATTGATTGGATCAAGCACAAACGCGCCAGCCATACCAATAAACTGAGCTACCCCAGAACCTCTTTCAATGATCTCCTGGTTGCGTTCACGACGATCTGCCAGAAACTCAGCTCGTTCCTCGTCTAACTGCGCCGTACTTTTAACACTGTCATAGATGTCAGATATTCTGTCGTAGTCAATGCGTCCTCTACGATTAGTAAATCGATCTAGGTCAATCTCGCCTTTATCAACTAGCTCTCTGACTTGCTCCTGTCTTTGTCTAAAGCCTTCTCTGTTCAAGGCGTTTGATATTGATAGCTCTTCATCAACAGCGTACTGAAACGCCGCGCCGACTGTCTCGCTAAACAATGATTTGGGGACATACTCTTCTGGAGCCGGTAACTGTTGCTCGATGTACCGTATGTCACGCTCAGAGACAAACGGCATGACTATTTTTCCCTACCGTAAGTAGCTGGCTTGTTCAAGAAACCAAGTAGCGTATCGTCATCAAAGTTAATTACAAACGGCTCTCCGTCTTCACGCATAACCGGAGCGCCACTTTCTTGCAATACAATGTACCTGTTTGTACCAATGCTCTTGAGCTTGCTCTCTTGAATAAACTCAGCAGCTTCATCTGTTGACGCACCTCTGATCCCGCCAAAGTGATCGACAAGCTCTGATGGGAAACGATCCATGAAGCCTTCAAACTTGTCCTCATCAACATTGCGCGGAAGTTCAACATACGAACCATTAACTGACGCAATACCGCCAGTAACCGCCATCAATGAATCCTTAAACTCATCTTTGTCAAATGCCTCTGGGCTTGTCGTTGTTGACGCATAGTGTGCAAGCGCCGCGTCAATAATGGTTGCCGAGTCCTCTGCTCCGTAGACCGAGAATATATTTTCCTCTGTTGCAAACTTGACGACATCTGCCCTGACAGCAACATTGACCAGCTTTTCCTTGATTCGTAGCTCGCCATCAAAGATTTGTTCTGCAATTTGCGGGTCGCCAATCGCCGTAGCCATTGCAAAAACCTTGGCACCTTTTTCTGACAACTGAGCAAACAATCCATTTGGCGCATCCTGCATTGCCATAGCAAAGCCAGCTTTTTCAATTGGAGTCATTTTGTTAATTTGAGTTGATAACGCTGCCGCTTCTTGCTCTGTCAAATACTTTGGCTCTACATTGTAGATACTCGCAACACGCAGTGCGTCATCACTTCTTGCATTGATTGAATCTGCCATCGCTTGCGCTGATGAAAGATCAAGCGGCTCAAGTTTAATGTGCCCAACTTCAGCGCCAAGACTTAATGGATCTTTTTCTGCATTAGTAGACATATTGGTCAACAGCTTTTCTGCCGCATCAATAATCTTTGTCTCAAGTTCTGTATCAATGCCTTCCTCACCAATGCCATCGATACCTTGGCGCATTGCGTTGATCTCAGCTTCAAGACTCATCGGCGGCATCTTCCGCATCGGCAACACAGCAGAGCGCAAAACAGTCAGCTCTTGTGCGTCGCGTAATAAATCTTCATCGCCTGATGCTTCTGCTTGACTAACGATTTCAGCAACACGCTCTGCACCAGGATCACCGCCTTTAGTTAGAATGCTTGTTGCTGATTTAGTGGTGCCTTTGATCGCTTTTCTTGTTTCTTTTAGCGCGGCTTCATTGACCCGAATCTCAGCAGCGATGTCTGCTTCAAATGATTTCCGAATACTTCTTGCGTCAACCGGATCAAACTCAAAACCTGTCTGCTCCTGAAAGTTATCAGCAAACGCCTGTCTTTCTTCTAGTGTCTCAAGATCTTCAAACTGAGCAACAACAGCATTTTTCTGAGCATCAACAACTTTGGCATCAAACCGACTAAGCATACTGCGCTTCGTCGCAGGAGTCGTTTGGTCGCCAAACTTCTCGATCTCTTTGCGTAATACCTCAAGCCGGTCATCAACTGTAATGACTTCGCCGCTGTCGTTTGTCAGGTTCCCAGCTTCAACAAACGCATCAACGCTGTCGATCATCATATCGACGCCCATCTGCATCCGCGTGTCGTTATCTTTCTTTGCTTCAGCAATCTGCTTCTTTGATGCAGCAAGATAAACCGAGTTGCCTGTCAGAGATATTTGCGCCCTAAATTTAGCCGCTTCACTTGGACTAAACTCTTGAATGATGCCTGAGTACGTATCTTCAATCGTTGCCAACTGTTCTTGCATTGTTGGCAGATCAACCAAGCCTTTCTCAAACTGCAAAGACAGATCGGCAATCGATTTGCGAGCCTCGGTTTGTACAGATGTGTTGATATAATCCAACGCCGCTGATCGTGCGTTTTGACCAAACACTGAGAACGTATCACCAGGGAGTAAATCTTCTAATGACTCTCCGCGCTCTTTCGCCTCACGCAGTTGCTGAATCGTCGGCGCATTCGCAGCGCCATACTCAATGCCTTCGATCTTGGCCTGTTCACCGGCAACCTGGAACGCCATCTGGCTGACACGGTCCATCGCTCGGGTCAGCGTCTCAGAGGCGCGGGCAGCTTCGCGTAGCCCGACACCCTCAAAGCCTGGGCTAACCGCTGAGAGTAATCCGTCTCGCCTGTATCGTGGTAGTTCAGCCATCTATCTTAACCTCGCTGGCCCTGATTGAGCTGGCCCCATGCCACCGCCAGCGTCAACTCTTGCCCCGCCTATCGGTTGGCTTGATGGTGCGCCGCCGATCTGCGAATACGCAAACGCCGCTTCGCCAATCTGAGTTATTGCAGCCAACCGGCCTTGGTACGCAGCCATTGATCCGGCTTGCTTATTGTCGATTGATTGCAGGATGCCGACTTGTTCAATCAACGACGCATTGTCGCGTGTGATCTGGAAGTCCTGCATCCCTTCGGCTGCTGCAAAGACTCGCAGTCCTTGTGGCGTACCTGAGTAGGGGTCAATCGCTCCGGCACCAGCTCTGGCGTTAATAGCGGCCTGTGTTGCCAAGATCTTTTGCAAAACCTGTACACCCTTGCGTTTTTCGTTCAGAGCCTCTTGGTCGGAGCGCAGAAGCGCCTGACGCGCCTTCATGTCGTACATCTTTTGCTGGATCTTGCCTGTCTGGTAAGACCCGTATGCACCAATTAATTTTGTGCCGACTGCTATTGCTGCTGCTGCTTCCGCCATCTTACTGCCCCGTCGATACTTCGTAGTCGAGCGACAGGATAGTCATGTCCAGTGGCTCGCCTTGTGTGATCGTAATTGTCGCGTCTTTATTGTATCCGAGCAACGACCCTTTTCTTTTAAATCCTGTGTACGGCGTAATCAGTCCATTCGCATCGGCATCAAACGTGACCGCCTCGCCATCAATAGTCAGCGCCTGGGTTTCGTACAGGTCGGCTGTAATTGACAAGATGCGCTTCTTAAATGACCGGGTTGGACCTGATGGTAAACGCCCCTCAAACGGGAGTGTCTTGACCGTTGACGTATACGGTAGCCCGACTTCGTATGAGCTAGTTGCTGCTGTTGTAAATACGATTTGCCCGCCAGACACGGCTTTGTCTGATTCAACAACGCCATCACTCAAAACATCTAATGTCTCACCGGCAAGATATGTCAGCCCGCCAACAGATACTGTTGAAGCCGTTACTGTTGCGTGTGTAGCGCAATCAGTATTTAAACCTTCAACAAATCGTTCAACATAGTATTTTGTGTTGCTAGCGATTGTACGTTTAACCACTGTGTACACGTCTGCTATATCAACACCAACCTCAACATAATTACCATCTGTTGTCCATTCACTTGGCGCAACGATCTGTTCTGAACGTAACAATGTGAAACACGCAATCGAGCCGTCGTCGTCATTGACGATTAGTACTCGATCTCCTTCGTCAGTTGATGTGGCTTTGCGTACAGCTAATGCAGAAGGCGTCTTGAGCAAGTGTGACGCTAACAAACTGATGCGGGTCGATACGTACCCAGCCACTGAGTCGTTAAACAGGAACTCGGACAAGGTCTTGCCCTGGCGCTGAATGAATAGAGTCGATCCGTCAATGTTGACGACCGGGATACCAGGCTTCACGCCGTTGGATGTCTGTTCTTTAACCGATAGCGTTGATGGCGTAATCGGATCACCCAGTGTCTGCGGGATATAGAACTCACCGCCGGTCGTGAAGATCTGCAAGTTACGTCCTGAGTATAGATCAACAATGGCATTAAACTTGCCTGTATCCAGAGTCGCCTCAAGCGCTGAGTCATCAAGTTGTTCACCTGGATCAAAGTTAAAGAAGTCGGCAACCCGACTACCCCAGAGAGTCGATGGTCGAGACTTAGACCCACCTAAAAACAAGCGCCCTTCATGGAATACACAAGAGCGCGGCCAACCGCGAGTATTCGACCATACATCTTCGTACCCGTACTCTAACTCCCAGTTGCCAGATGTCAGTGCATCAGTGTCAAAGAATGGGATTTCAACAAACGCTTTCACCTTTGTGTCAGTGACATACTCAGTAATCCGAGCGCGACCAAAGCCGTTCTTGGCGACAAAGTATTCATCAACGCTGTCTTCGCCAAATGCTTTGATCGAATATTGAGTAGTGTTGTCAGGCGTTGTTGTAAACGCTGGAAACACCGTTGCTACCTTTGTAGTTGCATTATAATCAGAAACATGCCGATATTGCCCAGAACCAGTGCCGCCGGTCAGGTGTAAAGACAGACCATTACACTGATCGTCTGACGTATAGCTTGTTGCGTTTTTAAGCGTCAGTGTAGTGGATGTGCCAGCTTGAGCTGTTCCGCTGTCTGACGTTACAGACGATGCAACAATCTCAATGTTGCCGGTAACATCTGATGGAGTAATCGTGTATTGAGGATCATCAATGTTTAGTGTGTAAGCGTATTTGGGCACATAGTCGAAACTCAAGTCAGTGACTGTCCAGGTCGAATCTGATGCACCGCGCTGAATGAACTGCGGATGCATATCGGGATGAACTAAAATTAAAGAATCGGCCGCCTGACTAAAGTTAATAGAGTCAACAAATCGATTGTAGACTTTAGGCAACGCAAGATATGCGTTCCCAGATCCGTTAATATTTGTGATCTGTACGCCGTCTTTAAAGATGTACATTTTCTGTTGCGATAGAACTAGCATATAGGAATCGTCAACAGAAAATTCAAATGGAATCATTTTGAACTTAGGAATAACGACAGTAGGCACAATGATTAAGTCATTTTGAGAAGATGTTGTCCCTTCAACGTAGTAATACGTTGATTCGTCATCGCGCACATAAAATGCGTAATCGACTTCTGGCGCATGACTGAAGGAACTGGCTGAATCATTGCGTGACGCCGTAGAGAGATCGTATGCCGTAGTCAGCTCATACACTCTTTCTCCAATATAAATTTTTGAACCGCTGTCAGCAAAAGAAAAATACCATCGATCATCGCCTCGTATCCCGACATCAATCTCATGGCTCTGAGTTTCACCAATAAAACTATAAGCGGACGCAAGATTATATTGCACCAGCTTCATTTCATCATCATTGTCTATCCCTGGGTTGTTTGAGCCAGATGTTGAATCAGACAACAAAATAAACGCTTTGGTGCCATCATCATTAAACTTGATGTCGTATGTTCTAAAATTTGAATGACTGTCGTATAGAACTGACCTTGATACCGATACCCCAGCAGTTGACAAATCCCAAGCTGTAGTCAACACAGATTCTGAAATATTGCTCAATAACGACGCATCGCCGCAGCCAAATATTCTTAGCCCGTCATGGCTCATTGTAAGACCGTTAAAAGCCAAACCATAAGTAGAAGTTGCTGTGTGAGTTATGTTTGCAACATCCCAGGCGGTCTCCATTGAGAACTGGTCAACATAATGCTCAATCCCGCCAGAATCGCCGGTATTTAAAACGTACATTTCTGTACCGTCTGGCTTAAACCAAATGCCATTATCGTTTACAAACTCAGTACCTGTGTGCGCTGAGATTTGAATGTCGGCATTGAAAGGCAAAAGATCAACGGTTTCATAATCTTGTGCTGTAATCTCTGCAACGAACTCGGACCCATCGCGTCTTTGTACGCCGCCCTGCGGAAGTATCGTGACATTCTGCGCCGTATCCAGCGCATTGTAGTATTGCTGTAAATCAATCCTGGCGTTTATCTTTGGATCGATCTCACCGGATGTGAAGTTACTTTGTACAGTAACGATCCGGCTCATCCGCGTACTCCGATCAATGCGTAGTCGGTGAACACCTCATTCTGCTTTGTGCCGCCGTCAATGTTGGCAGCGACTCGGAAGTAACCGCCACGCATATTCTCAGCCACTGTGCCAACAGCAATCTGCCGCCAGTATTCAGCCTTGGTAATCTGGTCTGTTACCGTCTCAGCGATGTGCCAGGTCAGCATATACTTCAATAGCTGGATGAAGTATGCCGGTAGGTCGAACTCCTCCGGCTCAAACTGGTAATCAATAACAATCGTTTCCTGGTTTGTAATCAACGTCTTGTTGAGAATCTCCCAGCCGCCTTGCAGTGGTTGCGCTCCGGTTTGCGTTGAGTTGAACACAGCGCGAACCCCAGAGATGCGTTGCGTATCTGTTGGAAGATTGTAAGCGTATTTGTATTCATTGATTGGCGCTGTACCCCTAGAGAGCTGCACCTTATTGATAGTGAATGACCACGGGTACATTGCCAGAGTCATCACCTTGATATCGTCATAGAGCCGGTCGCAGACAATGCCTACATCCGTCCCAGAGAAAGTGGTAATCGGAGATTCGCCCAGCATTACCAAGGCGTCCGAACAAATTGAAAGTTTGGTATCACCTGATGCCATGCGTCACCTCATTAGAAAAGGGGCTGCCGAAACAGCCCCGATTCGTTTAGTCGCCGTCAGTTGCCGCTAATGTTGTGCCGTCTGTAACGTCTACAACACCACCAGAATTAGAAACAACATATACCAAAGTAACAACAGCGGTTGAACCTGTTGAAGTTACGCAGTGAATGATGTCTCCCACCTCAAGTGTGTCTGACAGAGTGTTAAAATACCCAGAGGTATTTACATCAGCAATCGCATCGGTAGTTTTGTATCCATACATAGATGGAGCATTACCACGCTTTGCTGCCGAGTAGGTCGTAAAACCAGTTGCTGAATAAGCCATTGTCTATGCCTCCTTATGATTCTTGGCACTGGACTTTGACGATACCTTCATCGTCAATTGCCACTGCGCCAGCAGAGAACATTGATGCCACCAAGAATGATGTCTTCTCAGCAATATAATCAACGCGAGACTGCTGTCCCATGCCAATTCCAAGACCAATTGCATCGCGGTGGAATGCCAGACAAGTGCGCTCACTTGAAGCGAGTGTCAATCCACCTTCGTCGCGGTCGCCAATAGTAATGAACTTGAAGCCCATATATGTGTCGATCTCGCCTGTGACTAGCGCCTTTACAGAAGCGTAGTCAGAAGATGTTGCCTTTTCTTCACCAAGCAAGCCAGCCAAGTTGTTTGCATGGATAATCATACAGCGACCATCAGACGGCACATTGTTTGCATCCAATAACTTCTTAGCTTCACGCAGCTTTGCAATGTTCAAGTTAGTGTCTGTGCCACCCTCGTTTTCATCGACAGTTAATGTCGTTGATGAAGCGTTGAGCGCATCAAGAACCACCTGATCCATACGACGTGCGATAGCGCCAGATACAACCTGAACAAGCTCTTGGCGCTCGTTGAAGTTGACCTTCTGCTGGTTAAAAATGTCTGAGTATTCCGCAGCAATATAGTCTTCCATCGTCGCAGTCACTTGTGAGTATGTGACGTTGAGTGGAGTGACATCAGTCTGTGGAACGCGAATAGTCGCTGATCCCTTGCCAATCTTAGGGAACTTGACTGTAGAGCCTTCGACACCATTGCGCTCGCGGGTAACACCAGCCAGGAGACGCTGTCCCTGGTACGCCTGTTTTACCTCTGAGTCGAACAGCGTAACAAAGGCATTAGAAATTGAAACTGCCATTGTTTCTATCCTCTATTACAAATTTTAAGGGTAAAACCTGTGACGGTTATCCTGATGGGCCGCGTAATCAGGTCACCGGCTCAAGAATATGAGTTGTCGGTTGGGTCGAATATAACAGATTATTAGAAAAAACAAAGGGGCCGTAGCCCCTTTCAATTAAGCCTCGCCAAAGAACTCCATAAACTTTCGCTCGACTTGCTGGGTGTAATGCATATCCTTGCCATACCGAGGATCTGCAACCATAGCGTCCAGATCCGCTTTACTCATTGCGCCAGACTCCTGCACCTCAATCGCCGGAATCGATTTCTCCCCGTAGGAATCACGTATCTTGTTAATAGCTTTTACAAAATCCGCTGATTGCGCGGCGTTCGTTAAAGCCTCGGTTTCCTCAGATGTCAGTACGCCTGACGATTGCAGTTTTCCAAGCCACTGCGACGTGGATTGTAACACCTTGTCTGCATTCTTGCCGAGCTTATCCATCTCGCGCTGTACATCAACCTCGATGCTTCCAAACATCTCGCCCATGTTTTCCATGTACATCTTGCTAATCTGGTCAAACTGGTCCTGGCTCAGACCACTTTCCTTGGCGAACGCAGTAAAGCTAGTCAGCAGCGGATCGTCGTCCGGCACACCTTCCAACGCCGACATATCATAGTTGCCGTCCTTTGGAGCCTTGTGCTTACCGGATGACATCTTGGAACGCAGTTCAGTGTATGACTTGGCTAGCCCTTCCAGGTCTGGGCCGTCATCTGATGACCAGAACTGATCGAGTCCTTCCATGAAGTCAGGGCGCTCACCCCACTCAAAGTCCGACTCAACAGGCTCAGTCACATCGCCTTCCATGTGCGGCATAGCTTCCGGTTCTGCGTCTTGCTCTGGTTCAGGTGTTACCGAAAGTAACGATTCCTGTACTTCTGATTCGGCTGTTTCGCTCATGCGTTACGTCCTCTCTCGATACGTTTGATGATTTCTCGGACAATAGAGTTCTGTCCTTCTCGTGCAAACCCGTGTGACGGGTCTTCGCCTGGATACCATGACGGCACATCGACTGTGACTGCCTTCAGGTATGCCAGAACTTCTTGACCAGCTTCGGTTGAAAAGCAGCGCACAAAGTTTGTGTCCAGATCATGCGCTTTCTGATCGACCGGAAGCGTACTGGTGTCGGCCTCTCTCAAGCCGTCCCATCCTTCCATTTATGCCTCCTGTGGCATTGCTCCTGGTTGTTGTTGCATCGCCGCCATCTGCTGTTGCATTTCAGCAACAATCTGCTGACGCTCCTGCCTGTTATTCAGAATCTTCTGTGGCACACCCATCTTCTCGGCAATGTAATCAATCAACTCATCCTGGTTTAGCGCAACCTGACCAACTGGACCGGCAGCCTGTGCCAACTGCGTGAACTGCAAGACCTTCTCCAGATCTTCCATGTTCTGCGCTTGAGCCAGCGGCGCAGTTGGTGTGATCTTCACCTCAAGGCCATCGACCTTCAATGGCAGATCAATCAGCGCCTTTTCATCCATCACATAGAGGATGCGTCGCACCAGTGGACCCATCGCCTCAGTAATCAAACGCCCATAGGCTGATCCGAGGTTCTGCGCCAGTTCCTTCATACGCTGCACAATCTCTGTCGCACTACGCGCCGACATATTGTCTGGCGGCAACGAATCATCCAGCAGCATCTTCTTGATGTTCATCACCAGATCATTGATGACCAACTGCGAGACGTTGAAGTCGGTAGCCGAGCGCAATGGGCGCAAAGACTCACCTTGTGCGCCACCGTTCCGGGCAACAGGGATAATCGCACCAGGCACGATGCGTATCGTCTGTGGATTCAGGACACCGTCATCGGCTGCTGTATACACGCCCGACACCGCGAGCGATGCATTCTTGAGTACCAGCTCCTTGACCTTGTTCAGTGTCTTGATGTCTGGGATCGCCGTCACCAATGGACCGCGGCCATAGACCTCACCCGGCACTTTCATAAACCGCGCAACGATCCAAGGCGATACCGTCATGGTACGGTACACAAGTTCCGCATTGACTTGCAGCGACTTGGTGCCGTCCTCTGATTTATCCTTCGGCCAGATCAGGTGATAGCAGTAGATGTTCTCTGTCGGGTTAAAGACTGTCGCCTCAACCAGATCAATCTCGACTTCAGGCTTGTCCTGTATCTGCTTGACCAATCGCTCTGGGATGTCGGCATCCGGCCACTGACGCTGTATCGCTTCCCCACGTATCCGCATCTTACG